GAGAGAATCAAGGATTATCTTGAAAAAGAATGCCCTGAATACAAAGATTTCATCATTTTTGATGACAATGACTACGGTTTTGAGCAAGCATTAGGTGTTAAACGATTTGTGCAAACCGATGCTGATAACGGAATCTTATGGAAACACATGAAAAACGCAATGTCACTCATGGGAACTTGGGATCCGAAAGAATGAGATGGTATGACTACATTGTCTGTGTTGGTTGTGCCGATTTTATTGCTGCAAGTATTGTGAACTACGACATATTTACTTTTATAGCTAGTGGGTGTGCATATTTGTTCTGGGAAACTTTTAGGGAATGGGAGATTCATGATGGGAAAAGGTAGTGCTTATATCACTGTAGACGTTGACGTTTGTATAGATGAGTTTGATGATCAGGATCTTGTTGAAGAACTAGAGAGTCGTGGTTACACTGTTCTTACAGAAGATGACCCATATGAACCGTTGACAAAGCAAGAAGTATTGCTTATCATGGATAAGTTCTCGGGTGCGAAACCTGGAACTGATGAATATGAAATTTATGAAAAAATGAGGACTCAAGTATAATGGAACTAACTCGTCTCGTAGGTGACATTCACGGTATGTTTAACGACTACCGATTCTATGCTCTCGGCATCGGGCGTGAACATATGGGTCCGCCTGCGGAACGTAGTATTCAAATCGGCGACTTTGGGTTGGGGTTCGGTCGTTCAACTTTTGATACACATGTTGCAGAATGGCAAATTGAAAACCCGACTCATCGTTTTATTCGCGGTAATCATGATAATCCTGCAGTCGTGAAAACGATGCCTGGTTACATCGTTGACGGCAAAGTTGAAAACGATGTGATGTTTATTGGAGGTGCATGGTCGATTGACAATCCTGATGCACCTCCTGGTTGGTATAAGCGAACCAAAGATGTAAACTGGTGGGAAGATGAGGAATGTAGTGAAGAAGAGTTCGCTCGTATTCTTGATACTTACCTACACGCTAAACCTCGTGTGATGATCACGCATGACTGCCCGCATGAAATTGCAGGCACAATGTTCTGGGGTAGCGGTTTACTGAAAGGTCCTCGTTACAACACTCGCACGGGTGACTTCCTTTCTAAACTGCTAGCGATCCATCAACCTGATGAATGGTATTTTGGGCACTGGCATCAAACTATGAGATATATGCATGGAAAAACTCAGTTCATGTGTATTGGCGAACTTGATTATGTGGATGTGAAACTATGAAAGTTAAAATCGGAAAATATACTAGTTGGTTTGGACCTTATCAACTTGCTGAGAAACTCATGTTTTGGGTTCCGAAAGAAGTCGATAAGTATGGGTTCAAACATACAGCTAAGCGAGTTCATAACTTCGGTGAATGGCTTGCTCACGGTAGTATTGAACCTGAAGGCAAGAAAGGTGATATTCGTGCTTTGTTTGACAGAGAGGACAGGAAAATCACTGTTCTCTATAAGTTCTTGTTGTGGGTTCATAAAATGCGCGGTGACCGCACCATCAAGATTCAAATTGACCGTTGGGACACTTGGAGCATGGATGATACGCTTGCGCTTATCATCCTGCCTATGCTCAAACAACTCAATGAAACGAAACATGGTTCACCGTGGGTAGAGGATGAGGATGTTCCTGAAGAACTTCGTAGCACCGCTGCTGCACCTCTTACGCAAGAACAAAAAGATTGCGGTCACACGGACGATAATCACGAAAAGCGCTGGCAATATGTTCTCGATGAGATGATCTTCGCATTCGAAAACAAAGTCGATGGTGATTGGGAGTTCAAATTCACGACTGGTGAATATGATTATCAATCTAAAATCATTGACGATGAAGGAACTGCACAACTCATTCAGGGTCCTAATCACACTGAAAAAACTGACTGGGAAGCACGCAAGGCATATCAGAGGCGTATCAGTAATGGGTTCCGCCTGTTTGGTAAATATTATGAAGCACTCTGGGATTGACACATTTTCATAAATATTCTATGAACAATGCTATGATGTTCATCAATAATGGAGATGGTCGATGACTGCCCCTACTGAAACTGAATATAAACAGAAAATCAAACACCTCAACACAGTGATTGATCGTCAAATTTATTTGTGTGACGATTCAGATGATATTTTGATGTTTGCAACTGCAATGATTGCAAAGTCAAAAGTTATTTTTTCCGAACAAATTGGTAAAGAATCAACTGCGAAATTGTTTCGTTCGCTCGCAGTAAATCTCGAGAAAGAAACTGATGGTAACGGTTGACGACTTCTTTACAGATGATCCAGTCAAATGGGGAACCGCTGTAGAGAAGGAAATTAAACGCCGCATCAAATTGTCTGTCGCAGCGTATTCGTATGAATTTGCGGATGTTTCAATTATCAGTGACGCAGAATTTGACAAGTTGTCTTATGAGATTGACGTGTCAATCATAACAGGCAATTCTGTAATGGATAAATTCTTCAAAACATCGTTTGATCCATCTACTGGACAATGGATACACAAACATCCGCAAATTGATAGAATAAAACAATTGTATAAACTATATTATGAGGAAACTAATGCCTAAACTTTTCATGCTTGTCGGTCTTCCTGGCGCGGGTAAATCTACATGGATCAGAAATCAAACACTCACAGATGATGCAATCATTCTTTCTACTGATGCGTATATCGAAGATCGCGCACTTGCAGAAGATAAAACATATTCTGAAGCGTTTGCAGATTATATTTACGATGCGACTGCCCAACTGCATGAAGATCTTGAATACGCTATGCAAAATGGCAAAGACATCATATGGGATCAAACAAACTTGACCTTGCGTGGACGTCGTGAAAAACTCGATAAAGTTATGGGTTCTTACGAAAAGATTGCGGTTGTGTTCAAAACACCAGATGATATTGCGGAACGTCTCATGAAGCGCGAATCCACAGGTAAAATTATTCCTGTTTCTATTTTCACTTCTATGAAAAACACTTATGAACCACCTACAAGGTTCGAGGGTTTCAGTCGAATCATCGAAGTATAAATATAGAAAATTAAAAGGACTCGGAATGTTTCTAGAATGGTGGATGATCGGTGTTCTGATTGCAGTGACAGCATTCTGGGCAGAATATAGGAATAAGGTTGGCGTAAAAGAAGGTCACATTGAAGGTGTGAAAGACGGCGCAAAAGCTTTGCTGATTATTCTTGTAGAAGATCAAGTTATTATGATTGACGGTGAAGGAAAAATTCGTCCAAAAACTGGAAGGAAAGGAATTTCTCGTGCAGCAAAACAATCCACAACAAGAGCAAAATCAGAGTGATGGTTACACGCAACGCGAATGGGATCGTGTTGTTGGTATCGGTGAAGTTCCTGAAGAATATAAAAGAAAACCGCGATTGACTATTAATGATCTTGAAAGATTGTATGATCGTGGTTGACAATTGTATATCTTGTGATATACATAAAATGTAATCGTTGAAGCAGACGATAGACATTCTGGACCTGGGGGCAGTACCCAGCGGGTCCACCATAGATACGTTAACCGATGACGGGAGGAAGTTCAAAATACTTCCTGCTAAGATGGTTTAACTCCATATAACGTATCTTTGATGGGCTCGAAATAGGATCGACAGGTGTTGAAAAGATGTGGAGATTGCCGTGTTGGCCTACGTTATTCAGCCGAAATTACAAATGCAAACGATAACTTTGCTCCTAAGGCATTCGCACTAGCTGCTTAATGTCCTGTGGGTATGGCACCACCTAGAAACAGAACGGGCCACTTACACACACTCACACAGAAAGGTATTAGCATGACTAATGTTAATAAAACACCATACGAAGTTCGTCTTGACGTTATGAAAATGGCGCAAGAGATTTGCGACCGTGATGCTCAACTAGAAGAAACTAAATTCTATGCGAAGCTTGATACGCTCAGATCCGCTAATGCGTCAATAGATGAAATCAACAATTACATTGACACATACGAACCAAAGGTGTATAATGAGAACGATATAGTGGCTCGTTCTACCGCTCTATACGCTTTTGTAATTGATTCCACTAGAAACAAACCTTAAGGAGAATATTTTTTATGAAGAAAATTATGCTTGCTACTGTCGCTGCTTTTGCTTTCACGGGTGCTGCGTTTGCAGGTGCTGATCGTCCTTTGACTTTCAATACCTATGGCGAATATGCTGTTGAAGCAAAAGCATTTGAATTTGGCGTTGGTGCTGATCTGAACACGCACTCTGATCTTTCGCTCGGTGTCATGTTGGTTGCAGTTGACAGCGCCAGCCAAAACCTCGACTTCGACCATATTGACGTTAACGTTGGGTATGTGATTTCAGAGAATGGTGAAGTTTACGGCAAGGTAACCTTTGATGATGAATTTACCTACGCAGAAACCGTTGTCGGTGTTGCGTTTAGCTTCTAATTAACAGGTCGGGCCCATGAAAATAGTTGTGTCTGAGGATATACTCAAGGATTCAGCTTTCATTTGTGGGCCCGACTCGTCATTTTTAGAAATGCTAAAAAAGGGTGAGCAATACAAAAAAGCGGGATTGACACCTGTATATGTTTTTGATGATATATTAGGAACAATAGACCTTATTATCGAAAAACGATTACTGAATTGAGGAAATAATTACATAATGATAGATTCGGTAATTAAAACAACTTCAACTATGATTGAAGAAATTGAATACATCGCCAAAACTAGAAAAATGCATTACATGGATGCAGTTATATTCTGGTGTGAAATAAACAATCATGAAATAGAATTTGCTGGTGAATTGATTAAGAAGAATGTCGTGTTGCGTTCTAAAATTCAACTAGAAGCAGAAAATCTAAATTTCATGAAAAGTAACTCGAGGTTACCTATATGACAAGTGCTTTTGATGTTTTCAAAGATTACATCGCAATAAAGAATCACTTTACGACAAAGTCATACGATTATTTCAAATATCAAGGCAAATCGCGTTCAATAACACCCGACAAATACAATCAACGAAAAGACAAAGTGTTTTTCCTCAAGTTGGCAAAACACAGGGACTATAAACATTTCCTTGTCGCAAATTTTCTTGAAAGTAATTTTTGGATAGGCGAACTTGCATATAATGAACAAGCACAATCCGTCTACACGGACTGGCAAAAAAGAATTCAATCACTATCCTATTTCTTTCAAAACGAAATAGAGAAATTAGATGACGATTTTAATTCTAATTTCATAGTGACTGATGGACAGCATCCTCATGCACTTAAACTATACTTGAGAAAAGAGATCTCATTAGAGACATTGGTTATTCTTATTGACACAGTAAGGTGTTTTTCTCATTGGCAAAAGCATATGGGTGATGATGTTGTTTGGAAGGACATGGCGCATAAACTCGTGAAGTATAAACCATTCCTTCAATATGATCGTAGCAAAATGAAAAAAATTTTGCTTGATAGATTCAAATCGGTATGATACGATCATAAATACGATGTGTCATTAAATTCGGCACATCATACTAAAAATACAAAAAATACATCGCATACAAATAATACGGAGAATACATATGTCATTTTCATTCGCAGAAATGAAGCAATCACGTAAATCAACTCTTGAAAACCTCACTAAGGAGTTGACCAAACTTCAAACTTCGGGTTCTTCTGATGAAGATAATCGCTTTTGGCAACCCGCAGTTGATAAAGCAGGTAACGGCATGGCGACTATTCGCTTCCTACCGCCTGTTACTGGCGAAGATATGCCTTTTGTGAGAGTTTTCTCTCACGGGTTCAAAGGTCCGACCGGACTCTGGTATATCGAAAATTGTCTTTCAACCATCGGTAAAAACGATCCGGTGAATGAATACAATACCACGCTCTGGAACTCTACGTCAGATGATAATTCACCTGCTCGTAAGCAAGTTCGTGAACAGAAGCGTAAACTCAATTTCATCTCAAACATTCTTGTTGTCAAAGACTCTGCTAATCCTCAAAACGAGGGTAAGGTATTCTTGTTCAAGTTCGGTAAAAAGATCTTCGACAAGATCAATGACGCAATGAATCCTCAGTATGAAGATGAGACACCTATCAACCCATTCGACTTCTGGGAAGGTGCAAACTTCAAACTCAAGATTCGTCAAGTTGAAGGTTATCGCAACTACGACAAGAGCGAGTTCGAAGCTCTCGGCGCTCTTAGCTCTGACGATGAATACCTTGAGAAGATTTGGAAGAGTCAACACGCACTCAGCGAATTTGTTGATCCTTCTAAGTTCAAGTCGTATGACGAACTCAAGGCAAAACTGTCTCGTGTTCTAGGACTTGACGGTTCTCCTGCTGCTGCTCGTAATTCGCGTGCTGAAAACAACTACGATACTAGTGATCGGGAAGAAGAAGCACCTCGTCAACGTGCAACGTCTGCACCTAAACTTGAATCTGTGTCTAGCGGATTTGACGAAGGTGAAGATGACTCAATGGAGTTCTTCAAGAACCTCGCAAACGACGACTGAGTTTAGTGATAGTAACGAGTTAAGGGGAGCGCAATGCTCCCCTTTTTTTATGCGAATAGACCTGAACGCTCAAAAATTGATTGTTCTGTGGCCGTCATTGCTGCTATAGGTTTATCAATGCCTGCTGTTTCATAGGGCGGATCTATTGTAGATGCTGTTATTATCGGCGCACCTGTAGCAGTTACTCCTGCACTTCCGGCAAATGTGGGATTTCCTATTCTTGCGTTTGCATACGTTTCAGTTGATCTTTCTGCTATATCTTGTCCTGTTGTCACTGAATTTCCGGCAGGTGCTGCGCTAGGCGCCGTAGTTTCAGGTGAATTTCCTCCTGCGGGCGGTACAGTTGTCGCATCTGCTGTCGAGGGTGAAGCAACATTGCCTGCTGTCGCTGGAGTGTCGGTGCCTGCCATTACAGTAGGTTGATCTGCTCTAGCAGTAACAGGTTCGATGTGCCATGGTTCATGACCCATAGGGAAGTGTAAACCGAAATTACCTGCATTCGCGTGAACCCATGACAACACGTCCGGCGGGACATTTCCTGGTCTGAGCATTGTGCCGTTGTATGTCAAATCAACTGCCAAACCGTGCTGATGTCTCGACCCGCCAGGCATTCCGATGTTTGCAGTTAAACCTGCCGCTCTAAATCTAGATCTCCATTTTTCACCTGCAGCCTCAGGACCCATAGAAGCAACATCAGAATTCCATGCAGACCTGTCACCTGCACCGAATCCATACCTGCCCATATTCTCACTAATGATTTCCGCCTGTCTCTCAGCAGATCTGTATGCAGAACCCACACCCAGTCCTTGTCTGATCCCCGCTGGTGCTGATTGTATTAATCTCGCCAATCTTTCAGCAAAATCATCATTCAACATTGAAGTGTCACCAGGTCTATTTCTGTTTGCGGATATAGACGAAAGAAAAGTTTTAGCTTCTGTTGGGTTGCCTGATAAATCAGGTGCGGGCATTGCTGGTGATGTGGGTCCTTCTTGTGGCATTACTCCGCCTCCTCCGCCCCCTACTTGTGGTGACATATATCCTGCAGGATCACCCGTTGACAATGACGCGCTAATTAATGATGCGCCGCCAGTGTCACTTTGAAATATTCCTCCGTTTTCATAATATGTTCCATCACCCACTGAACCGTAAACAAACTTGATAATGTCGCCGATGAAATGAATTTGATCCGCATCAATTGTGACGTATTCTTCATCAGGAGTTTCTTGTTCTCCGTAGTCGTATGAAGAATGCGAAGCAGGAGTCAACATTCCCGAGGTTTCTGTAGGTGTTATTGGTGTTTCTTCTTGAGGTTCAGGTATTTCGGCTGGCGCCATATCACCTGAAATTTCAATCCCAGTTATAGGATCATAAACTGGAGGTGGGGGTTCTCCCATATATGATTCGTCACCTTCGCCGTAATTTGGTAGAGGATTCGTTGGTTGGACAGTCGTTTCTTCATCACCGAGTAGAAAATCAGCTAAAGTTTCTGCTGTCCATTCACCTGCAAAAGCTCCCGTTATACCACCTATCAATCCGCCAACTGCAGCACCAACTGGTCCTGCAACAGCACCGGCTCCTGCGGCACCTGCCGCTGCGCCTAGTACTGCGCCGCTGACTGAACCTAAAGCGCCTATTAGTTGTTTTCTGACTTCTTCATAAGGGGCATCATTATACATCGCAATCGCAGGATCAATTAACGCAGGTATAATTGCTCCGGCGACACCGAGAAATCTCAACAGTTTTGTGTATCTTACCCATTTATTGCTAACACCTTGCGCCTCGATTAGAGCCGCAATGTCTTTTGAGCTGACATATCGCCCAGTTTTTGCGTCTATTACACGTCCCTCAGAATTTCTGATATAACCAGGTGGTAAACCTGCACCCGGTGAGGGTCTAGGATATCTTGCAGGACCTCCTGTGCTAGGACTGCCGGGTTTAGGTGTAGGTTTGGGTGTTGGTTGTCTAGGACTGCTAGGTTTAGGTTTTGGTTGTCTAGGACTGCTAGGTTTAGGTTTTGGTTGTCTAGGACTGCCTGGTCTAACTTTCGGACGATTTCCTGGCTTCACTCTATCAGGCAAACCAATATCAAAATCGTCATCTTCACCATAACCTGGGTTCAACACCATTACTGGTATGTAACCGTTAATATTGAAAAAATTATCAATATTCGGCATAGGACTCTGTGTAATTTTTTGTGCTACAGGTTCATTCTCTATGGTTTCTTTTTTTGATTTTTTTTCAGTTAATATGTTTCTATTAGCAACTAGAAGATTGTAAATTGAATCTAATTTTATACCGGCATTTTCATTAGACTCATTAGATTTAGATAAAATATCAGCGTTTTGTTTCAACAACGAACTTACATCATTGTCCTCAATCTCATTGCCGCCATTGCCTGCTCCGACAACTAACGCTTTCAACACTTCTAATATGAAATCTTTTGTTTTTGCCATTTTTATACAAACATGTCGTCTAATAACTTATCAAACATTTTATCGACTGCTGCAAGAGGTTCATCAACTCTTTGATATGCCGGCGATGAAACATTTGTGATTGATGTGGTAGCCACTGTAGCAGGTGATGTCGTTCTTGCCGGCATTCCCTCTATTTCCATGGTGATGTTTTTAGAAAGATTTGTTAGGTAATCTGATAAATTTGTCGCTACATCAGCACCCGGTGACATTCCTGTTGGTGCTGACCCACCCTGAAGCATGCTGTATTGCTCTGCTGCATTTCTACGTCTTGTTTCACGCATGTCTGCGGTAGTATTTCCTGTTGCGTCCATTACAATATCCATATTGCTCAGATCTGCAACATTTATTCTTCTATTTTGTAAATAATACCAAGGAATCAACTTTGCCGCAATTGCAGGATCATTTGCTAAGTCAGGATTTCCTATCAAATCTATACCTAACGCTTTGCTTGCTGCTGCGTAATTGCTTCTACCAGTTAATTGGATATAGCCGCGACCTCTATATTTCCAGCCGTCACCATTTTCTGTATTTCCGAGATTTCTCGCACCCCACTCACCGCCATACAATGCATTTGCTATCGCTTCAGGCCCACCCGCAATAAGTTGTCTTGCCTCTTCAACTGACTTTATCCTACTAGGGAAAAGTTGAAGCATTCTTTCAGGGTCTCTATAATTCATGTTTTCTGACTGAGGAACCATACCCGATTCTGATTGAACAATACCTAGAATATTTGCTTGCGCTCTAGGATCAGTAATTCCTGCCTCTGTTAACGCATTGATGATCAAACCTCTGTTTTCACCTGCATTTTCTGCCATTCCTGGTGTTGCAGGCGAACCCGTCAAACCTGTAGATTGTCCTATGGCTCCTGGTGTTGCAGTGTTGTCCTCACTCACTGAAGTGCCGGGTGATACTACAGAACCATTCATTGAAGAGCCGCCACCTCCGGGCACACTGCCGGAAATATAGTCTCCGCCAGAACTTCCAATCAATGTGTCTGTGCCTGTGTCACCTGAAGAAAATGATGCATTAGTCAGCATATCATTTGTCGTAGCACGCATAATTGTTTTCTGTATGAAATCGAATTTATCGGCTTCAAAAATTATTTCTTTTGCCTCAAGGGTCAATTTACGCATACCTGATGGTATGTCATTTTGTGAATCTGTATTAGACATTAAATGGAAAAATCGGTCCGGCACAGTCATCATGCCGCCGCCGCCCATAGGTCGCATTCTTCTCAATGCGCCAATGCCACCAACACCCACAGGTGGCGCACCAGCAGCTCTACTTGCCATCGCTTGTAATGTTGCCATCATGCCTGCTATTGCAGTCATTAATGGTCCTAGTGTTTCGTTTGAAGGAATGGGTAATGATCCTGTGAAACCTCCGCCAGGGACAGGAATAACATCAGGTATTGTGCTTTCAGGTATTGCAATTTGCGGTGTTACAGGAGGCATGCCGAAATCTTCAAAAAATGGTATTATATCAGAACCCGGTACTGGCGTAGATTCTGGTGTAGGAGCAGGCGTCGGGGCAACAGGTTCTGCAACTGGTTCTGTTGCGGGTATTTGTGATCCCGCATAAACCCCTATTGCACCAACTGCAGCAACACCTAATAGAACTTCAAGCGCGTTAAATAACCCGCTGAATCTTCTTCTGCCTACTCTTCTACGTCTTCTCCCGTCAACGTCAAAATCCATGTCGTCTGACTCAGGATTTATTATTTTGACGGGAATATATCCATTAATTTTGAAAAAATCATCTAAAGCTGATTTGAAAACAATTTGATTTTCTTTGACAGGGGTCACTTGGTCATTGTCAGATTTATTAACTGACTTATTCAACATATCTTTTAGTATTTCATGAATATCATTCAGTTTGATAGCAGAGTCTTGTGAATAATCACTCATTTTTTTCAATTGAGATCTTTGTTCTATTAATCTCAATTTAATTATATTGAAAGTTTCAATGTTATAATTTGGTGAAACAGCTCCATCAGCAACAGGTTTAGCGTCAGGGGGTCCCCCTGACGCTTTTTTGTCCATCATATTACCTAAAAATGAGTTTTTTTCTACCATATCTTATGACGCACCCGATGCTTGTCTTTGTTTTTCTTCCAATTCTTCAAGATATTTCTTGAGCATGTCAAGGTAAACATCTCTCTCAAACGGAATCATGTTTTCGATGTCTTTCAGGGAATATTTATGGTGTTGCATCAACGTAAAGTTAATTGTATAGTAATTTTCTAGAGTGTTGTGCGTCAAACCAACGTAAAAAAATCAACTAACGAAGTCATCAGAATTTTACGTTCTGTGCCCTTTGAGTTTTTGTAGTTAATTTCGTAATGCAATCGTGGCATGTTCACTACGAACTTACGCATTTTGTCATATGATACGGGATCAAATTCTTCTTCAAGATATTTCTGCAATTCTTCTTTAGAAACATCTTTAAGATCGAATTCTTCATCACCTTCATAAATCTTGTCTATGCAATGTGCAATTAGCATATC